CCAGCACTCGAACAGCCCCCGCTCGTCCATCTGCACGATCCGATCGACCATCCAGCCGGTGCCCACCCGGTGCTCGTGCACCTCCACCTGGAACACACCCCGGTCGTTCCGGCCCGCGACCGCAATCGACCCGTTGCGCTCCGGGCTCACATCGAACGCACCACAGAACGGCTCCTCCAACGTGCCCGCCCGCTCCGTCAGCTTGTCCCACACGTCGATGCTGACGATCGTGTCCTCCAACCCGTCCGTCCGCGGCCAATCCCCCACACCGAACAACTCAACCGCCGCCGTACGAACCGGCATCACCTCGATCTCATCAGCCATCGTCTCCGGCGCAATCAACCCCTCAGCCATCGACGGATTAGCCTGCAACCACAACCCGCGGTCATGAACATCCTCATCCGTCAACTCCGACGGATGCTCGAACGGCGCCGACCACTCGTGCCACGACACACGCGGCGACTCAGCCCACCCCTTCTCCCGGATCCGCGCGAACGTGATCCCATGCTGATGAACCTCCTGGTCAACCGCGCTGCCGGCATAGATCGTCTTGTGACCGAAGCACCCGCCCGAAGCTCTGAGCATTGGCTTCTGCGCGCCAACCACCACATCCGGAATCACCATCGCCTCGTCCCACACCAACAGGTCACCCGAGTAGCCGCGGCCACCGCCCTTCGTCCGAGCCCGAAACACGATCCGCGTCCCGTCCTTCAACCTGATCGACTCCTGGCCGTTCGCATGCACATACCCGCCGCGGTCCTTCACCTTCGCGTGCAACGCCGGCGAGTCCTGAATGAACGCCTCGAGTCGCATCTGATGTTCCAGGCTCGTCGGGAACTCGTGCGCCGTATGCATCACAACCTCGTACCCGTGACCGGCGCCGTACTCGAACGCGATGAACCCCTCGACGACCTGGAGGATCACGCCCTTCCCGTTCTGCCGGCTCACGTCCAACCCGTCATCCGCCGCAACGAACTTGTCGACCTCGTCCAGCGCCAACAACCCCTCAAGCACGAGCTCCTGCCACTCGTACAGATGACCGCCGTTCGCCTTCCACCACGCAACCGCATCCTTGCCAAGTGACCTCGAATGCGGCGGCACCCACACCCGGCGCGGCTCAATCAAAGAACGACAGACACTCTCGACTCGAACTTCCGGTTCGTCGCCCGATTACACCGCCGATGCTCCGGGCCCCGATACCGCCGCGTCCCAGGCACATGCCCCAAATCCCACTCCGCACCAGGCTCGATCACGAGCCCACACCTCGCACACCGGCATGTACCCCGAGCCACAACCCCCGCGAACGACCGACGCAAAGCCTGATGCGCCGCGCCATACCCACGACCAGCCGTAGACAGCCTAGACAACGGCCAAACGCCCGGAGAGAGAGGGGAAGACTGCGGGGGTCACATCGGCTGCTGCGCGTAAAAAGAGCGTCACTTCTTGATGGCTTTGGCTTCGGCGAGCGCGACCTTGGTTTGCTCGGCGCGGAACTGGTCGTTGTTCTCGAGGCGGCGTGCGGTGTCGCGTGCTTCCTGTTCGGCGCTGGCTCGCAGTCCATCACGGAAAGCGTCGTTGTCGGCCGTGCGTCGTTTGGCGAGGGTGTTGAGTTCGCCTGTCTGGGTGCTTCTGCGCCTTGCCATGTTGCCTCCTTGCACAACGAAGCCACCTTCCGGTGGCTGATTTTGGTGACACCTATGGCGTTGCCGTTTCGCCTATGTCAATCCTCGCTCGGGGCGGCGAACTGCTGGACGTTGGCGAGTCACCGGTACGGGTTGGTGACGGTGGGGGTTGTATCACATGGGGTCGGATGTCACCGATGGTGATGTGGGCTCGTGCCTTGGATTGCGCCTGTGACGCCTCTGCCGATGGCGGGTATCCCTCGGAGTTTGCGGGTGTCGCCGGCGGCGGTGCTGACGTACACCTTGAGGTCTTCGTCTACTTGGGTGCGGGTGGCGCGTTGGATGTTGGCTTCGTCTTGTGCGGCGTGGCGTTGGCGTAGGTATTGCGGGAATCGGCTCATTGGCGTTGGGCCTTTCTCTTGGCGTAGAACTGTTCGCGTTCTGCGTCGCTTGTTTCTGCTACGGGTCTGAGTTCTCGGTAGAGCTCGAGGATGCGTGGTTTGGTTTCGATGTATTCCTGGAGCATGCCTCTTACGCCGAATAGTTCGTCTTCGATTTCGGATTCGCGGTCGTAGTGCATGCCGGCGGTTCGCATCCATTGTTCGGCACGTTGGATTGCCTTATCTCGTTTCGTTCCTGGCTCGTGCGTGGGGTTGCGCGTTCCGGCGATGACTTTTTCGACTTCGGTTTTGAGTGCGCCCCATGGCGAGCGAATCTTTCCGGCTTTGTGTCCGAGCGTGATCTTCTCGAACGAGCGTTGCACGAGCTCGGGGTGGTCGGCGTATGCGTCGATGAGTGTGTCTTCGAGGTGGCTGCCGGGTGGGTCGCCGCCGATGTCGCGCATGAACTGGTTTCGGAGGGTTTGCCAGTCCATTTTTAGCCCTTCCTTCCTTCGGTTGGGCGTCTTCTGGTGTGCGGGGTCTTGTGTAGGACGTTGGAAGGAAGGAAGGTAGTAGTACTTCTGTCACTTCCTTCACTACCTTCAACGCGCGCCGCGTCCACACTTTTCCGCGACCTGTCCTGCGGACGTCCGCTCATTTGTCCACGCCCTGTCCTGCGGACGCTCTGGCTCTGGCGCGGGCCTCTCGCTTCCGTTTGCGGTCCTTCTCCCGGCGCCTGTCGCGCAGCCCGTTGTGCTCTTCCCAGTCGTGGATCGTGACCGTCCCTTCGGCGCCGTTGGGCACCCACAGGCCGGCGTCGACGAGCTCGGCGCGGGTGCGGCTGGTGGCGCCCAACATGCGTTGGATACTGCGATCCAGCTTCCCGGCGGTGCTCATTCCGCTCGAGTAGGCGAGCCCGAACGTGTAGGCGACCTTTGCCTTGTCGGACAGCCCGACGATCTTCGGGTGGCACCAGATGCGGTCGTCGATCCAGGCCATCTCAGGTGCCTTCAGCCCACGAGTGGGCGTGGCAGTAGCGGCTTCCCTTCCTGCATGGATTTCCGCACAAACTGCAGCGAAACGCGAAGCCGGAGCGACGCGTGATCGTGTGCTCGATTCGGCGTAAATCTGAGCGTATTTCTGCGATTTTCTGGTGGGCGTGCTGAGCTGTCTGACGTGCGAACCGGTCATTCATTCCGCTGGTGCCCTTCCTGGCCGCTCAGGCGGCCTTGGCTTCGATGGCTTGGCGGGTGGCGAGGGCGATGCAGTACGCGTCGCACGCGTCCTGTGGCCACACGATCGCGTCTATGCCGCCTCCGCACTCGAACGCGACGAACTGCATGATGCGTTCTTTGGTGGCGTTGCCGGGTAGTCCGACGGCTTTGCGCCACACGTTCGGCGCCCACGGCTGCACCAGCTTCGACCGCGGCAGTCGCGAGAGGATCGCGCCTTGGATGCGGTAGAGCGCGCCGGCGTTGTAGCCGCGGGGGTCTTCGATGCCGATCGCGACGACGTCGTCCCAGAAGTGGCCTCGGGGCAGCACGTTGGTGAGACGTGCTCTCTCGAACGCGTCATGTCCTTCGGTAGGGAACCTGTCCCATTTGGGTCGCTCGAGGTCGTCGAGGTGGACTAACACGACGTCGACCGCGAACGTGGAGTAGTCGATGCCAGCGACGTACATCAGAACCCGATGTCCGCGATCTCAGGGTCATAGGCTGGTGTCTCAGCCCGCTCGGCCGTGTCGGCGAGCTTGAGCTGGGCGTCCCGGTTGACGGGCCGGTGGCAGTCGCCGCAGGTCCACCGGTCAGGGTCGATCCATTCGCCTTGCGGCTCGTAGACGCGCACCCGGTCGCCGCACGAGCGGCAGGTGAGGAGACGTGCTCCGGTCACGTCGTTCACGTTCGTCCGGCCCATGTGGCCGCCCCTTGCGTTCTGGCGTGCGTGATGTTGTCGTCGAGGTTCCTGTTGATCGCGAGCTGCCCGTAGGGACGCACGCGCTTCCGACGCGACACCGGCTGAATCTCCGGATGCTGGTCTTCGCGGTGCTGGCGGTATGCCGCGCTCGTCTCAGCTACCGGGCCGGTCTGTGACCAGTCGCAGTAGCTGCAGGCAGAGGTGGTGACGACCGCGGCGCGCTCGGCGAGCACCCGTAGCTCCCACGGATGCAGCTCCACGGGCCGGCGCGCCATCACCAGGCCAGGCTTCCCGAAGGTCGGCATTGCCACGGGGACCAGTCGCGGCCTGACGCGTCGAAGTACCGCCACGCGGCGCGGGCCTGCTCGAGCGGCGTGTCGCCGTGCCCGTAGGTGGAGCGCGCATAAGAGCCCATCTGGAACATCCCGAGGTACTGGCCGTTGTGCGCGCGCGGTGTCATCGAGTGGCCTGATTCGCAGCGGGCGACGACGAGCGCCTGCTCGGCGTAGCGGCCGAACACCGCCCGGATCGCGGAAGCCGGATACCTGACTTCGCGGAGTAGGCCGCAGTAGGCTTCGGCGCGGGCCTGCCACAACGACAGGACCCAGTGCGCGTAACGGGCCCCGAGAACGGGACGGTTCGACACTGGGGAAGGGTCGAGGCCGAGCTCTCGCTGACACGCCTGGGTGTTGTGGCGTGCCTGGTCGATTCGTTTGTGGATCGGGGTCGCGGCGTGTGTGGCGCCGGCGAGGGTGGTTGCTGCGATGGTCATGGCGATTGCGACGCGGATTGCTCCGTCCCCTTTCGGTTGCTTTCCCCGTCTTCGGCCGGGGATCGGTAGGTCGCCATCAGCCAGAGCGAGGCGACGGTCAGAACGAGGGCGCGTAGTCCGAGGAGCACGTCGATGGTGAGGAACCCGGCGGCGACGAGCAGCAGGTACGGGAAGCCGAAGCCCATGTAGAACATCAGTCGGCGTCCCTGAGTTTCCGTCGCGCGCGTTGCAGCGCGTTCCCGTGTCGCCGGGACGACTTGGTGGGTGCACCGTTGACGTGGTCCCTGATCGCCTTTCGTTCTGTGGGTGTGAGGTGTGCGCGCGCCAGGTCGACGAGCTGAAGCCGGGCGGCGATCCGATCACGCACATCCATCGGGTCGACCTCACGGTCGAAGTCGGCTGTCCGCTTCAGCCGGGTCGCTGCTTGCAGCAGGTCACGCAGGTGCCGGTGCACGACCGTGCGCGCAAGCGCGGGGAACGTTCCGCGGGCCGGGTCGTAGACACCGGTCGCCTCCCACAACGCGACGAGCGCCTCCTGGCGAACGTCGTCCGGGTCGAGGCGGGGGATCCGGTAGTCGGCGGCGATCCCGAGTGCGATCCCTCGGTGCCGCGTCCACAGCGCAGGCCGACGATCAGTCGTTCCCACAGTAATCCCCCTGCAAATGCGGGGGATTGGGATGGACGCTTACGCGGGTTCGATTCCCGCCGCCTCCACTTTCCCCGCAAATAGCGATATCGGGAAGGAACGTCACGATGCGAACTCCACGTGCTCCAGCGCTTCGTTGCCCCAGGTGTCCCACCCCAGCCGTTGGCGACGGGCGAACAGTTCGAGGTACGGGCCAGGGCTGACTTGCTCCACGAGGTCGAGGAACGCGTCCGGCTTCGCGCTGTGGGCGATGTGGCCGTTCTCATAGGGGCGGCTCCATCCGAACCAGGACGAGTCGTGGCGCTGCGCGTTCTGTCGACGGGCGCTTCCGCGTCGCGCTAGGAGAACGAACTCCGTGGTCGACGTGAACATGCCGCCGAATCCGATCCCCATTGGCGGCTTGGCCCATACGAGTAGCTGTGAGGGCTTGAACCCCCACGCACGGGCAATGCCGTACGTCTGCTCGACGTAGCGGTTGGTTGTCCAGAGGTATAGATGGCAACCGTCGCCGGCAGCAAGATCACGCACCGGAAGCGCTCCGATCTCGTCTAGCGTCATGGTCGCGTAGGGAAGCGAGACCGACCCTCCGCGGTGTCGTCCCCACCACGTGCCGTCGACTACGCGGCCCGACTTGGACGTATAGACCCCGCGGCTGTCGGTCTCGCCGCGTGTCGTCTTGCCCGTGTTCGGCATCGGCCATGGCGGGTCTGCGACGATGGTGCGGTACTTGCCCGCCGCCACGCCCTACTCCTCGTCCCCGTACAGCCCGCGCAGCGCCGCCGCCAGGTCGTCAGTGTCGAGATGCGCGTACCGGGCCGTCGAACGAATGTCGGCGTGGCCGAGCAGTTGCTGCGTCAGCTTGAGGTTGTGGCTGTCGCGCAGGAGCTCGGTCGCGGACGTGTGCCGGCCCCGGTGCATGTTCGTCCCCGCGGTCGTGCCCTTTGTGACGACACCGGCGCGCTCGAGGCACCGGTACCACCAGAAGTGAGCGATCTTCGGGGTGGGCCGCTTGTCATGCCGCCGGGTGGTCACGTCGGCGTAACCGACCTGCTGGCCGCCGATCGTGAGGGTCTCGGTGGCGTCCTCGAGGTCGACCTTCCGTCTGCGCGTGTCGGAGTGGTAGAGCAGCCAGTGGTCGGGTTGCCAGCCGAGCAGCGACAGCTCCTCGACCTTCAACCAGAGCACGTCGTCGACCAGCGGCAGCCAGTGGATGCGGCCGCCCTTCGTCTTGACGCGCATCTGTTGGCGCTCGAAGTCGAAGTCCCGTAGCCGGGCGTTGACGACCCCGGACCGCCTGAGCCCGTACCGCAGGATCAGGGTGCAGCCCACCCAGTCGGCCGGGTAGGTTTGCGAGCCGATCACGTTCGCGACGAACGAAGGCGGGAACGTGTCGATGTCCACGTCCACGGCCTTGGGCCGGCGGATCGCCAGCGCGGGGTTGCCGACCATGCCTCGTTCGCGGCAGCACCACGAGAAGAAGTCCCGGTAGATCGACAGGACCTTCGACCGGGTGCGCGGTGACCGTTCCCCGTACTGGTGCTCCCACGCCTCGCGGACACGCTCGGTACCGACGGGGGGCTCGAGGTCGGGGAGCTCGAGGTCGGCGAAGAACAGCGCCAGGTGGGCGAGGGGCGGCTCGTAGTCGCGCAGGGTCTCCGCTGCTGCGCCCCACTCAGTCTTCTTCCACCTGTAGTAGCGCGCGACTTCGAGGCCGAGTGGGGTCGCTCGGTAGGAGCGATCCTTCACGGCGTCGCGGAGCACTCTCGCAGCCTCGGCGAGGTCGTGCAAGGCGGCGCTCACCGCTCGCTGGCCTCCTGGTTTCCGTCCAGCAGGGAACGGGCGATCTCTTGGATACGCGAATCGGGTAGCGCACCACCGTACTCCGCGATCTGCCGCAGCCCTTGTTCGAGGTGGGCGACCTCGGCACGGGCTTCGTGCCAGAGCCGCTGATATTCGTCCTGGTAGTCGGGGCTGTAGTCGGGGTCGCCGTTGCGGGACAGCCGTGCGAGTTCGGTCAGGAGCGCCAGCACGGTCGGCGGGTCGAATATTGCGATGAACTCCGCGAACCGAGACGGTGCGTCGGGGGATTCAAAGCAGTCGGCCACGATCACCACGTCTCCCGTGCGCGTGATTCGTTGCGGGTATCCGCCTTCCCATTCCCATGACCGCCCGTCGGCGTCGGCTGCTTCCGCCACTTGACGCAGGTTTGAGAGGTCTAGTCCGCTCACGCCTGCCCCTCGGTCGGGCCGGTTTCCTCGCCCTTCCACTGGGCGATGTAGTCGGGGAACGGCTTCTTCTCGGTCGGGCCGGTTTGCTCTTCGCGCTTGCGGTCGATGAGGTCGAGTACCCCGTCGTTCGCCGTCTTCCATGCGGGCGGCTCCTCGGTCGTACCGGTTGGTTCGCTGGCGGCGAGGGCGCGGCGGGCCATCTTCTGGGCACATCGTCCGTCACAAGCCCCGGTGTAGTCGTGATCCTCTAGGTGCGATCCTTTGGCGATCTCCTCCAGCGCCCGCCGTGGGTCTGCGAGCGCGGCCCGGAGGTTCTCGGCTTGCTTGCGCCGGTTCTCGTAAGCGACGAAGTTGTCGTGGACGTTGCGCTCCAAGTCCGCTGATCGTTCGCGTTCCTCTGCGAGCGCGGCCTCCGCAGCCTCGGCGCGGAGCACGTAGTAGGTGCGGGTGTTGCCCTCGATTTTGACGACGGCGCGGGCTGCGTCGTATGCCGCAACCTTGCGCTTATCGCGCTCCCGCTCCTGTTCGAGGGTGGCGACGTGGGCCTTGAGGCGCTCCAGTTCCGGGCTGAACTCGTCGGCGCTGACGCAGCGGGCGAGCAGGCGTCCGAGCGTGGCGAGGTCGTCGTGGGCGGTCACGCTTCCTCCATCGCGGCGAGCTCGGCTTCCATCGCCTTGATCCGCTCACGCACCCGCCACATCGCCTGACTGAACTCGCGGGGGTCCATGATCAGATGCGGCCGCGTGTTCTCCATCCGCTCCAACCGGCTATGGGCCTGGGCGAGGTCTTCGCGCAGGTCGTCGATCCGCTGCTCGAGCGTCGCGGTCATCAGAACGGCACCGTTTCGTCAACGTCCACTTCCGACCAGCCGTAGCTCCGGTCGTCCATCCACGGAGGCAGATCAGCCACATACACGTCGCGGCTGTACGCCGGCCACACGTCCGACTCGAGGCACTGGTTCCACAGTTCGATCGCCCGGTCGACACGGATCCGAGCCGATTCCATCGCGCGGCCGGACAGTTCCACCGCCGTCACCGGGTACGGCGGGCTCGTCTCCACAACGACCCACCGAAACCTCGGTGTCACGCCGTACTCGATCTCGACCGCGCGGGTGTAGAACGCGGCGCGAATGTCATAGCCGAGGTTGAACAGATGCCGCGACCACCTGGGCGGGTCCGCCGACAGCCCGGTGGTTTTCAGGTCGTCGATGAACTCGCGGTCGTCGCGCAGCCAGTCCAGCATCGCGCGGCAGTCCGCGCCGTTGTCGTGGTAGCGGATCACATGCTCGGCCTGTCCCTCCGTGAACGGCGTCGGCTCCGTGCGAAGGGTCAGGATCTGTTCGCGAACCTGTTCGGCGATCGCCTGCGCCTCCTCCCACTTCGCGGCCAACAGAGGCACCCGGCCCGCGACGCGGGAAGCGTCACGCGCCTCCTTCGCCGCTTTCGTCCGGTAATCAGGGAACTCGAGCACGTCGACCCGGTCGTCCCTGAGAAGCAGCTGGTGGACGGCGGTGCCCATGTCCATCGCCTCTGATTCGCGACGCACCGGCTGCGCCGCCAGCTTCGGGTGCGCCGCCCTCGCGTGCGCCGGCGTCCGGGCGACCAGCAGGTTCGCGATGCTCGACGACAACGTCGGACGCTCACCCAGGTCGGCGTGATAGTCCGCCGCGCGCTCGGTCGCCGACGACGTCACTCGTCGTCCTCCTCGAACGGCTCAGGCTCGATCACCTCGACATCGTCGGACACCTCCTGCGCCTGCTCATGCGACAACACACCCACCGTCACCCACGGCGCGAGGTCGTCCAACGCCATTTTCGACGCGCGCGCCCACAGCATCCGGTCCGGGATCTTCTTCCACGTGTCACCCGGCTTGTCCAACAGTCCGCGGCGGCGCGCCATCTCGAGCGTGAACGTGCGGCGTCCGAGCTCCTGGCCGTGCTCATACACGACGGCGGTGCACGCCTGGTCGCTCGCGTCCAGGGCTTCGACGGTGATCCCGTGTGGTTTCCCGAGCGCGCGGCACAGCTTCGCGCTGATCGTGAGGTTCCCCTTGATCACGTGGACCTCGGACGCGGCGTGCGCCGGCAGCCCGATCGACTCGGCGTACGCGATCCGGAGTGCGGCTCCCATCCCGAGTGCTTTCGGGTCTTTGCTGCCTGATTCGACGGCGGCGAGCCACATGCCCAGCCGGGCGACCCGGTCGAGTTCGGGGCTGGTGTGCGGGATCGCCGCGAGCTGTGTGCCGGGTTCGCGCCTTTCGACTTCGTTGCTGGTCATCTGGCCTCAGCCTCGCGGTCGCCGATCCACTGCACGACGACCACGTAGCGGTCGCCGCCTGGGAGCGTCACTTCGGCTGAGACGCCGGACTGTGCGCCGACGATGTCGTCGACCGCGATGCCTTCGTCGTGAGGGTCGTCGATTGATGCGAGCAGTTGCGCGAGCAGTTGAGTCGCGCCCATTTGTCCGGCGGTGAGCGTCACCGGACGACCTCGAGCCGGCGTGCGCGCCGCGAAGCGTTGTGGTCGTCGAACACCCTGGCGGCCAGCAGCGTCTCGGCCGTATAGGGGGTGCCGCGATGCACCTGCCGCAGTTCGGCTTCGGCGCGGATCGCGCGGGTGCGGTACTTGTCGCGCTCGCGGCGCAACGGCTCGAGCCAGTACCAGTTCGTCCACACGACGCCGGCGATCACGCCGACCGCGAGGCTCACGATGATGCAGTTGGCGACGATCTCGATGGTGCTCACGAGGTCTCCTTTGATGGGGGGTCGAGCGCGCCCTTACTGGTGGGCGTCCCGGGGAGGTGGGACGGGGCGCGCTCGACGAGGGAGACGCGTGCCAGGGGCGCGGAGAAGCTCCCCCGGCGCGGCGTGACGTCTCCCTCGTCCAACGCGTCGTCGAACCCTTCGATCGTCAGCTGCGGCTGCGTCGCGACCCATGTGCGGTGCGCGCCGTTCACGGCGAGGTAGTAGTCGCCTGGATCCCACCCGTGCGCAGCTGGAGGGGTCACGCGGGCACGTCCTCTCGCGTGGCCTCCTCATCAATCCCTTCCAGGTACTTCCGTACCGCGAGGCGCACCTCAGCAGCAACCGTTCGCTCATGTTGCTTCGCAAGCTCGCGAAGCCGCTCGACCATCTCGGCATCCAGCCGAGTGGTTACGACCTCATCCTTTGTCTCAGACCTTGCACGCAACGACATTGCGTGGCACCGTATACGAAACCAACACGCAATGCAAGGGGGACGAAACGTGACTGCGGCGACAAACCCTCGCAACGTGCGTACTTTGCGCACCCATGCGCTCGTGGCAGAACTGATGGCCGAGATCAGCAAGATCGGCGTTGCGCAGCGGATCGCGCAAGCGCGCGGGGAAGCGGGCCTAACTCAGGCGGAGCTCGCGGACATCATGAACGTGCACCCCAGAACGGTTCAGAACTGGGAGTCGCAGACGAATCCGAGGATGGAGTTCAACCGCCTCGACGAACTCGGCGGGGTCCTAGCCACTACGAAGTTCTGGTTACTTCATGGAGCGGAGCTACCAGGTTCAGCAGAGGACGCCGCGACACTGGCGGAGATTCTCCGCCGCCTCGGAGCACTCGAAGAGCAGGTCGAGGCCCAGGGGAAGGCGACGACAACCAGTGTGGACGCTCTGGCAAGGGATCTCCGTGCTCTAACGCTTCGGCTAGCGCCTGAAGATGGTCGAGCCACGAAGGCAGCGACTCGGTGAAGGTGCTCCTATCTGTGTTCATCCCCGCCGGGGAGCACACCGGACGCGGGACACTAAGAGGAGGGTCGGACGGCAACGGCTCTGTCCGGGCTATCTCGTTAATGGTCGCCGCCACCGTTCTTCTCGCTGGATGCGGCGAAACTGACCGTCCCGGTCGCGCCGACGTCTACGAACAGATCCAAGCGACGAGCGACTGTGACGCGTTGCAGGAGACGTTCGACCGGAACATGGACGATGTCGAACGGCGCGATCCCGGCGATCCGCTACGCGAAGCCACGTTCAGCTACGCGACCGCCGCGAACAACCGGATGGACCAACTCGGCTGCTTCGGCTAGGCGTTGGGCGGCGGGTTCGAGGTGGCCTGCGACCCCTGCTGCACCCCCTTTGTGCCGGCGACGAACCCGACGATCCCGCCGACGGTGGGTCCGATCACAGCGGCCATGTATAGGTCGCCGCCGATGCTTCCGTCCCACACCAAGAGCGACACCGCAACGATCGTGACTAGCAGCGTCGCGAACGCGCCGATGACAGCGATGTTCGTCTGCATCAGCCGAGGATGTCGAGTCCGAACAGCACCGCGACCCACACGCCAGCCGCGATCGCCGCGAGGATAAGTTCAGTCTTTGCCCACATCGTTCCTCCTATCGTCCTTGTCTCGGTTCCGGGAAGTCCCTCGGATCGAGCTTGTTCTTCTGCGCCAACTGGTCGCACTCGCGGAGCTTCGGTGAGCGCGCCTCGTAGTTCTCGATGATCTGGATCAGCGCGAGCCTGCCGCCAACGTCGGTCTCGATGACGCCGGCGATCGCGGACAACGCCCTGATCAGCCTGGGTCGCGCCCGGGCGGTGGCGTAGCAAGTCGCGACCTCTGCCGTGCGCTCCGCTGCGTTTTCGGCTACCTCGTTTATCTCGACTCGTGACAGCCTCTTCTCGGCGAGGTCGAGCTCGGCTCGTAGCCGGAGCGAGAACCCGCCAAGCAGGGCCACGAGAAGCAAGAGGGTGAGGGTTGCGCCGAGCACGAAGTACCAGCGTTTCGAGCGTGAGGTGTCAGGCACCTCCGCTGTCCTTTCCGTTTCTGCCGTTCCTGCGTCCCGCCAGCGCGGCCCCACCGAACACCGTTGTCACCAGCGTGAGCATGATCCCGTGGACGGCGGCGTCCATCTCTCTGTTGAAAAACAGGGAGAACAGGAACCCGATCGCCCACACGAGGAAGATCCCGAACGCGAGCGCGAGCAGCACGGCTTCCCGTACTGCGTGGGGGTCACGGTGGTCCCTTCGCACGCTTCCCCCGCAAACGCCGGAACGTGCATGAGCCGCAGTTGCAGAACAGCATCACCGCTCGTAGCTGGCGATGGGCCACGGAGGAAACTCGCGGCCCATCCATGCGTAGGGGTCGCAAGGACCCTTGTCGTCCATCATCCGGGCTCCCTTCAGCCCATCGATGTGTTGTTCAGACCGTCCCCCCAGCTGTCGTCCGTCTTCGTCGTAGGTGGCGTACCGGTCGAACAGTCTTCCGTCGGCGTTGCGTGGCAAACCGGCGGTGCAATATCTCGCGTTGGATCCGCCCTCCGCGTTGTAGGTTTGTGGCGCGACTCTGATGATCGGGTCGGTGGGCGGCACGGGCGGCAGCGGGTTCGGCGGAGTCGGGGTAACGATCGCTTCGTCGTGATCGTCTTTCAGGATCCGCAGCGTACGCTCCAGCTTTTCCAGCCAGTACCACTGCTCGAGCGACGCTGGTCGGTCACCGACCGGCCGGTACTTCACCGTCCCGAGCGAGATTTTCCTGACCCACGACACGAACCCAGACAGCCCGTCCTGGTACCCGATCCTTTGTGCCATCACACCATCCCCTGTCTCAACTGGACACCGATCAGCGGCGCCCCATGCGTGTAGTCGTCATGCGCCACGAGATGCCTGCCGATCAGCGGCCGCGCGTCGATCCCGAGGTGCACATGGTCACGCGCGTGCTCCGGACTGATCCGTGTCATGGTCGCGCCCTTCGCGAACCGCTTCCCCTGAGCCGGCACCGTCGTGATGTGCGCCACGTAGTACCGGATCCCGCTGGCGCCTTTCACGTAGAACGCGTCGCCGCCGCCGGCGGCGCTCGAGGTGTTGTCGTCGACCACGCACACCTCCGGCGCAACCACGGCTTTGCCCGCGATCCAGCCGTCGTCGAACGCCGGCCACCCGAGCCCGGACGTGATGTGCGTGCAGTCCTGCAGCAGCACGCTCTTCCCGCCCGCAACGATCGGCCCCAACATCGGAACGAGCGACGCGGCAAGGTCGGCCTCCACCTCGTCGAGCAGGGTCATGGCGGTGCGCCAGTGCACCCCGTTCGGGTTGTAGCCGCGCGTGGTCCGCTTCAACGCCTGCTCGCACTCGACGAGCTTCGCCAGCCGTTGACGGTCGGTCATCTGACCCTCCGGTAGATCTGTGGTGTCCAAGGCGCCTCGAGGATCCCGAACGCGTGATAGTTCACAACGATCGAGCCGCCCGCCGCGGTTTCCAACGTGAAGTTCGACCCGTTGATCTCGCCGACCGCCGTTTCCTCGCCGCCAGCGGTGCAGTGCGCCACCGCGACCGACCGTGACTGGAAGAACGAGCCGTCGTCTCCCATCACGACGCACCCTTGATAGTCGGGATGCAACACCCCGAGCCCGTAACGCAGCTGTGCGCTGGACACGCTGACGTTGGCGCCGTTGACGGTGGAGAACATCACAAGCTGGAACTTGTTGAACCACGACGGCGAGCTCGTCGTGACGATGTCACCGACATCAGCGGGGGTCGTGACAACCGAACCGATCCCGTCGATACCGAGTACAGCGAGAACCTCGTGGCTTGTGAGGCTCGAATTGGTGGTGATGGTGACGGTGTCTCCGTGCAACGCCGTCGGCGTCGCGGTCACGTAGTCATCACCGATCGCTACGCCGGCGTCGCGAAGGTCGAAGCACACCCGGTTACCGGCGGTGCCGGAGTACTGGAACTGTTCGGTGAACCCTTCGCGGCCGAGCGGCCCGGACGGCAGACAGCCGGTGTGGCTCTCGGCCGACACGCGAGTCGTGGTGCTGACCGCGTCGCTTGGATAGTGCGCCGAACCGAAATGCAGCCACGAGTCACTGTTCGTTGTCACCTCGGCGAGCCCGCCGGTCGCTGGCCCGTTCAACCCGAGGATCGACCGGACCGCGAAGTTCACGTCGAAGTCACCTGACGTGTCCTGATCATGGATGCCGGCCACGTCCATGTCGTCACTCACCGCCCACCAGTGGATAGGCCGGTCTGCGCCGGCTGCATGAGACACGGTGAGGGTGAAGCCGTCGCTGTCGAACGTGATCCCGTTTGCCCGGTAGTCGATCCCCGACGCGCTGGTCGTGTTCTGCATCCGGATCGGCGCGTTACCGGTGTGGCCGCTGAACCGGGTGTAGCCGATCGCGGTTCCGCCCGACCCCGTGTTGCCGGCGATCGAGATGCAGAACGTCTTGATGCCGACGCCGTCGTAGTCGTTCACACAGATCGAGAGGAACAGCCCCGGCCTTGTGACGCTGGTCAGCAACGTGTCTTCGGTCGCTTGGTTCGACCCGAACATCACGACCAGCGCGGGCTGGAACCCGACACCGGTGACCGAGTGGTCCCCGGTCGACGTCGGAAACAGAAACGAGCCGGCGGCGAACGCCATCAGATGAGCGCGAACGCGAGGATCACGCCGAGCCCTTCCGCGTCGCCGTCCGCGGCGTCAACGTCAACCGCTACCCGGTCGCCGCGGTCAACGGGGCTGTGGCTGCCGATCACGGCGGGGGTCGCCGCCGTGTAGCTAGAGAACTCGGCCGCGTCGATCGTGACCTTGGTAGAGAGGAAGTCGTACGCCTGGGTGATGTTCCTGATTTGTACGGTGACCGCGCCGGCGGCGGACACGAACGCGGCTGCGTGAATGAGGCTGGTTTGGTCGAGGTCGTCAGGGATAGCGAATATGAACTTGGCGTCTCCGGTTGACACGATCACCGCCGTGTCGGGAAGCGCTCCGTCCAGTGCGTCACGGTCAGCGAAAACCTTGATCTCGTAGTGACCCAACGGGGGCGCGGGGTCGCTGCCACCAACGATGCGTGGCCGGTGTGTCCACGCGTGCTTGACGACGTCGGGCATTAGCTAGGGGCGCCGAAGATGTCGGTTGCGTAGAACTCGGCGGGCGACAGGTTCGGAGTCACCGTCACGATGTCGTAACCGGGTGTCCCGACGCGGCACTCACCCGAGATTCCCTCAATGAAGAATTCGGCGTCGGTGAGTCCGGCCTCGTCGACCCACATGTGGATCACGTCCGAGATGTCCATGCGGGTCAGGATCTCCCACGTGTCCGCGGCACCGGTCCAATCAGGGTGATACGACTTGAACGTCACGCGTTCGATGTTCTTCCGAGGTTCCGCGAGGTTCGTGACGTAGAACGTGCCGAACAGCTCGCACTCGTCAGCGCCGGTGTTGCCGTTCGTTTTGTGCTCCTTGATGATCAACGCCGGTGCTTCTCGGCCCCGCAGCCCGTAGGCGGAAATGGACGTCGCGTCCGTCTTCGTCATGGTCGCGATCAGCGACGGAGGGAAGTCACGTGCCTGCTGTGTCAGTTCGGGCCACGCCGCGAAACTGTTGACGATCCGGGCGCGTGGGCGGTTGTATTGGAACTCACGGATGTGCGCGCGCCCGGTAATGACGTCTTCGCGGGTCGCGGCCTCCCACCGAGTGAACGTCCATTCCGCGCCGCTCGAGGTTGTGTCCGGGTCGATCTTCGCGAATCGTCCGTGGAACACCTCGCGGCCGTACCGGTCGCAATACACGTTCGCGAGACCCAACGGGAACTCGGCGTCGGCGGCGTCACGCATCGCCCCCAATATGTCGTCGTCAGGGTCATACACGGTTTCGTGCACGTTCACGTTCCCGGTGAAATGCACGTACATGGACGAGGCGAGTCCCGCGTCGGACGCGAGGTCGTCCAGCCGTCCGTCCACCGGGCCGTCCTCGTAGAACACGACACCGTCCATGCCAGCGGGCAGCACGTCACCGAACGTCCCGACCACCATCTTTACGCCCGCCAGGTAATCCAGGATGTCGACGCAGTCGAGCTGAACGTTCGTAAGCGTCGGAGCTCCCGGCGACGGGCTCCCATGGGCGTCGTCGATGTGTCCGCGAAACACCGGCTCCCACGCGGCCGCGACGGGGTCGTACAGCTGCAACATGATCTGGAGTCCGATGAAGTCCTCGGACGCGAAGGTTCCGTTGCGGTCGTGGAAGTAGACGCGGGCGGTGCCGGTGTTCGTGACGTCGAACTCGGACTGCCGTCCGCGCTGCCAGTCGAACCCGCCGCACCGGCACGCCGACAGTTCGTCGTATCGCGTCCATGACGGCTCAGCCACCAACGGCCCGGCTGCGGTGGCGATCAAAACGCGCCCAGCGCCAGGGGAGGCGTCGACCGCCACCTACACGCCCGAGTTGGGGCCGCGCTTCTGCTTCGGGTTGCGGCGACGCTGCTTCTGCTGGCTGCGCGTCACCGACCGTGCGACCGGCTCACCGTCAAGCTCCACCCTTACGTGGCTCTCGACGATCGTGGGGGGAACCACGAACCGGCCTGTTGGCCTTGTGCCGCCACCGGCCAACGCGAGACCTGCGCTGTTGAACGACGACAACCGCGCGCGGAGCTCCCGTTCCATGTCCGGCCCAAGCCCCAACCCGGCGAGCAACTTGTTCGCGTTGAGCGACGTCGTGGCCGTCCGTGGACCCTGGCTCAGTTCTTTCTGTCCCTGCGTGACGGTCTTGATCAGGTCGTTGATCACCGACCGTGTCTCCGCGGTCAGGTTCTTTCCCTCTTTGCGGATCAGGTTCCGCGCGAGCTTCAACCGGTCGACCAGCTTCGATGACACGTCAAGCTCGCCCGACTGGATCCTCCGCAGCGCTCCGTCAATCCGGGCCTGCAGATTCTTGATCCCGGGGATGATCTCGTCGCCTGTCGCGGACAGCCCGAGCGCACGGAACTGCTGTCGCTGCCGTGCGGCGGCGTTCGCTGCCCTCCGGTTCTCGGTGATCTGCCGTCCGGTGTCGAGGATCTCCCGTTCAACCTGGACGAGTTGGCGTTGCGCGTTGATGACATCGACGCCGGCTGCGATCTGCCGCTCCAGCCCCACCTTGAGCGCCTGTCGCGCCGCGAGGTCGTCGCGCAGCGTCCGGTTCAACGCGGCCCGGTCAACACCGAGCTCGAGCCCGGCGATCAGATCCTGGAAGAAGGTGTCCTGCCTCTGTTTGGCCGCGTCGGCGGCGATCCTGCGCTTCCCCTCCCGTACCGTGTCGTTGACCTGCTTCCGGGCGGCATTGATGAACACGTCGATTGCGTCCTTGATCCCGGTCGCGGCCGGGCTTGGGCCACGGAACCCGCGGGGCTGCACGGCCTTCGCGAACCGTTCGGGTATCGCGTTGACCGCGGCCGCGTAGTCCTTCACGCCCTGGTCGACGGCGTCGTCGACTTCGTCTTGTCCGTCTGAGAACGCTTCCTTGATCCGCAACGCGATCGCATGAGCGAAGAACGGGTTCAGCGGCGTGAACTTCAGCTTTCCGGCCACGTCACCGGCCAGGTCGCCGACCCTCGAACCGCCGATCGTCACCACGAACGGGATCTCGATCTCCGGGATCCGCAGCTTCGCAAGCGCGTTCAGCCCGTCGGCCAGCAACAGCGCACCGGAAGTCGCGTCGTTCAGATTCTCAACCAGCCGCGTCATGACCGGCAGCAGCAACTGCCCCATGTTCGCCTGCAGGTCGCGTGTCCGTGCCGACAGGATCCGCTGCTGGTTCGCGAGACCTTCGGACGTGCGTTCGAAGTCGCCCTGCTGCTTGTTCGTTTGCCGCAGGATGATGTTCCAACGCGCCATGATCTTCTCGCCCTGCGTGAGTTCCTTCGCTGACTTCTTCCCGGACGCGGCCATCGCCTCCGCGCTAACCGCGGCCTCTGTAAGGAACACCTGGAACCGCCGCAACGGCTCGATCTCGCCTGACAGTCCGGACCGCAGCGCGTTCAGAGCGTCGTCAACAGTGGTGTTATTGAACGACGCCAGATCGGCGGCGAGCTGCACAACCGCTTTCGACAGCCGCGCCGCGTCGGCGGTTGACCTGCCGGCCTGGTCGAACATCGCGCCGAACGTGGACGCTGCCGCCAACGCCTCGTCACGGGCTATCCCGATGCTGCTCGCCGTTGTTTTCGACCAGTCCTCGATGGCGTCGGCCGAATCGCCGAACACGACCGCGGTCTTGCTCATCTGTTCCTGCAGGTTCGAAGCGACGTCGATCGCGGCCCGCATCTGCCCCAACACCTCTGACGTGATAACCGCGCCGCCGAACCCCGCCGCGGCCCCGGTCGCGAACCCCTTCAACGACCGGGTCGCCTTGTCCGCTTTCGTTCCGACGGTCTGGACGTCCCTTCCGAACTGGCCGGTTGCGCGGTTCGCCTGCGCAAACGACCGCTCCAACCCCTTCGTGTCACCGAGGATCCTGACGAGCAGGTCGTTAGCCATACCGCTCCCACACCGCCTTCACCTCGCCGAGCATCAGGTCCAACCGTCTGATCACCCGGTCACGGTTGCGGGCCAACGCAAAGTCCATCCGTGGCCCGAGCACATCCTTGAACCTGCGGCGCCGATACCGCTGGTTGCCTCGGCCCTTAGAGCCTCGTTCGGCGGGCGCGACATACACGACCGTGCCGGCGACGATCCCGGTGCGCATCCGTGTCCAGTCCGTCGTCCGGTTCGTCGTCATGTGGCTGATCGTGGTTGCCGCCAACGTTTGCGCGTCTGAACGGACGGGCTGTGCGGCTTCCGTCAGCGCGTCCCGCAAGTCCTCCCGCAACGCCCGGTCCGCCGCAGTGAACGCACGCTGCAGCTCGGCGAGCCCTTCGACCCGAATCGCGTCAGCCACGCTGATACAGACCCTCGAACATCACCGTGGCACCAAGCAGCTCGGCGGGCGTCAACTCGCCCACCTCGTCAGGTTGGACGTGAAGGATGTGACCGACCTCGAACTGGTAGTAGGTCACGGGGTTGCGGCCAATTTCGCCGAACCGGTCTCGGAAGTCCTCCCAGAACTGTGCTCGTTCGGCTTCGTCGTATCGCTGCTCGAGCGCGAGCCGGTCGGCGATGATCCGCCGTTCCCGCTCGCCGACGTAGGAGGGATCTCGTCCTCAGCCTCTTCCTGGTCGCCAACCAGGGTGACGCTGTTCCCCGTATAGGGGTGTTCGGCCATGTCGTCGGCGACGGCCTGCCAGTTCTCCCGCGGGAACTTCCGGTTGCGCGCCATCGCGATCACCGCCAAAGACACGAACAAATCGGGATCCTGGCCGGCGAACCCCTCCGCGATCGTCGTCGGCATATAGCCGCTAATGCTTTTGATCCAGTGCCATTCGCGGGCGTTGAACACGCGGTCGTTGTCTCCGAGGTCGTAGGTGCCGTCCCAACGGCCCATGTTCGCGACGATGATGCTCGACATCTCTTCTCCCTATGCACGTAGGTCGCAGAGCACCGGGTCGCGTGCACAACCCGGTGCCCCACGCTTGTCGGTTACGTCCAGTTCCCGACCGTGATCCCGGTAGCGTCCGCCGGGTCAGCCGTGAACGGCATCACCGACACGCCGCCAACCGTGTTCGTCGGACCGAACGTGTTGATCACACAGTTCCCGCTGTAAATCTCGCGGGTCGCGTCCACCAGCCCGTCCGGCTGCCACGTGATCACGCACGTCGTCTTGGCCGCGTGCAACGGCTGAACGATCAGCCCGAGTTCCTCGGTGTAGAACGCCTCGCCGACGAACTGTTGTTCCGTCACACCCGGAAGCGTCTCCCGGTTGCCGGTCGCCGAGAACCCCGTCACGTCCTCGGTCGTGTTGGTGGACGAGAGTCCGAACTCGCGGAACGAGTTGGACACGTCCGTGCCGTCAATGGTGATCTTGTCGTGACGGCTGATCTTCTTCGTGTATGCCACGGTCCTACTCCTTTCCCTGCTTCGATTGCCAGCCGTCCGGCAGTGTCCAACTACCCGGCTGCACTTCCGGCGTGATGACCCGCAGCAACTTGATGTCGCCGCGGGCGATCGCCCTCGCTTCGGCGCCCCTGTCGAGGCGCGCCTCGAACACCGACCCGGGCGAATGCCCGCGGTACTCCCGTTTCCCGACCACCCGGTATTCGCCCATCGTCACGCCGCCACCAACGCGCCGTGGTACGCGCGCATCTCGTCGAGCGCTTCGGCGGGATACAGGTCGGCGAGCTCGTCGAACGGATCACCGAGCGACGCCCCACGCCAGCGCGTCGTTACCGTGTCGAAGCTGTTGACGTTCTCCGCGGACTTCCAGTCCACGATCTGCCGCGGGTCGGACGTCCGGTGCTCAACCCGCAACTGAGGGTAGGCGCGCTGCATGTTGACGAGGATGCTCGTGTCGCACCCGCGCGGCCTGTCCTCGTCCGCCGGCCGGTACTTCAAGATCCGCAGCAGCGAGCGTGGCCAGATGCGGATACCCGCGCCGCCGGGGTACGTCAGGTGGCACGCCTGGATGTCGCGCCCGTCCTCGCGCACGAATGACATGTGCGGGAACCCGACCACGGTACGCGTGTCAGGGAGGTCGACGAACAGCCGCCAGTCCACCCAGTCGTCGGTGCCGCAGGGCACCACGTAGTCCGCGGGATACTTGTTGTAGGTGGGATCCATGGCGAGCTGTATCCCGTCGTTGAACTTGCGGGACAGGAACCGGTTGTCACGACGAACGATCCCGAACCCCAGCTCGTGGGCGGTGTCCATGTTCTCGTCGTCGGCGATCACCACGGCGGTCGCCTCGACGCCCTCCTGTTCGAGCGCGTCACAGGTGCGGCGCAACTGGCGGAGACAGATGCGGGCGAGCTCCAGCCTCCCGTGAGCCGGGACAACGAACCACAGGCTTTGCATCTAGACCGTGACCTCGGCGAACGCGTGCGACCACCAGTCCGGATGCACCAGCACGTGCAGCTGACCGTGGCCGAACCGCCGCACGACCGTGTCAAACCGCTGCGACCACTTCCCGCCCGAATCCGACAGGTAGTCGTCGCGGCCCAACCAGTTCGCGTCGTAGTCCAACCCGTACACCTCGCGCGACACCGGCTCTAGCTCCACCTTGACGCCCTTGTGCTCGAGCGTCCGGCGCGCCATCCCCACCGACGGCCGCGGGCATTCCACGAACATCTCGTCCTGTATGAACAGCGCCTTGTGGCACAGGTCGTGTCCGTGCGCCACCGACCCGTGCACGCGGACGGCGGTGCGAAGCTCGGCGATGGCTTCGGACAGGATCATGTGCGGGTCACCGCCGGTTTGCAGCGCGACCGCGAGCGCGTTGACGTGAATGCCGATCTCGTGGCCGAGCTCCTGTATCTCCTCCGCAACGATCAGCATCTCCTCGGCGCGACCCGGTGCCGGCCAGTAGTACGACCCGTGCAAAAGGAAGTACGTGGACGAGTAGCCGTGATCGAACTCCCACCGCGCCATGTGCAGCGCCGTGTGAAGCGACCCCTTCGACTCGTTGTCGTCGACGTCGTGGCGTAGCCCAATCACCCGCGCGCCGGTGTCTCCCATGAACACGTCGCGCATAGGCACGACCCGGTCGGCGATCGAGAGCAGCCGCGCGTCGAGTTCCTCGAGGTCGTCCGGACGGAACGGATGCTGAGCCCTCACGCTTCCCTCGTCAGCACGAGCCAGTTGATGCCGCCGCGCGCGTTTCGTTGGAACAGCGAGTCCGTCCACCCGTCCGGCACCGTGTAGTCCATGCCGTCCACGTGTGTCACCGTGACAACGTCACGGGCAAGCTGGCACCAAAGATCCAACGAATCGAGGCTCCGTCTTGCAGGGTCGCCGGTGAACGTGTCGACGCTGACGGCATCCCACTGCATGCCCTCATCTCGGAACGAGACTGCGAGGTCCCACGCGTCACCCTGCCGTCCCACCGAACCCTCGTAGATGTCCGCCATTTCGTGGACGCGGTCCGCGATATCGACGAGCGTGATTCGCATGCTGTTCCGGGCCATGTGGATCGCGTCGTTCACCCCGTAGAACCGCGCCGCGAACAGGCACAGACCGGTCCCGCCCTCGCGCAGCAGATGGGCCGGATAGACGCGCGCTTCGCGTGACAGCTCGCCCAACCGGCCGTCGAGGACTACGGGAGCCACGCGACCTCCTGCTCACGGAACCCGAGACGTGACTTGAACTCCCGCAGCCCGTCCTCGCCGGAGTCCCACCGGTTGTAGACGACAACGCCGCGGCCGTGCGCGACCTCGCGGCCGAGCGCGTAGTCGAACAGCAGGAACATGATCTCGTCCGGCTCGTACGTGCCGTGTCCGAGGATCTGCGACACGAGCGCGAGGTCGCCGACCCGGTACATGGTCAGGTACGCGACGAGCCGACCGGACTTGCTCCACACCCCGGACGTGCGGATCGCGTGACGGCAGCACTGGTAGTCCGGCAGCGGCCCGTAATAGGTGCGTGTGACGTAACCAGACGCCATCTGACGGCCTTGCCGGTGTGTCTTGGACGTGTTGATCGCGTGGATTTCGTCGGTGTGCAGATCGCGCGACAACGGCTCGGCGTGGTAGCCACGTCGTTCGGCTCGGCTGGCCCGCTTCCGTGCCGTCCGCCGCTCCGCGCGCCACTCGTCGACCGAGCCGGGGATCTCCATCACCGCGCACTCCTGGTACCGGCCCGATCCCATCTGCTCGAGCATCGGTCGCGCGAACGGCGCGCACCGCTCGTCGACTGTGCAGCCAACCTCAAGGGAGATTCCGACAGCCACCATGGTGCTCATGAGTAGGCGGGCAGGACTCGGAGGGTGAACTGGAACCCGTAGTAGCCGCCCTCGTAGATCACCTCTCCGGACGGGTCTGTGCAGTCGAGCGACGCGGCGAGACCACCGAGCGTCGGGTCGTCGTCCAGCGCGGCGGCGATGCACAGGCTGTCGGCGTCGTCCATCAGCCGGTACAGGATCCGCTGGTGCGAGTCGTAGTCGTTCGCCGACAGCCGCGCCCGGACTGTGAACAGGTATCCGCCTCCGTCGGTGTCGTCCGAGAACATTTTCGATTCGGTGTCACGTCCGACACCCGGGTACATGTCGATCGCCGGGGTTGTCGCGGGAACGTTCAGCCGGCCCGAGTGAAACTGCGACTCAACGTTCTCCGCGGCCAGCAGCATGCCGACGGTCCCTTCGATCTGTTCCATGGCGGCGTCCATCAGGTCAACCAGTCCGCTCACGCGAACCCCTGCTGACCCTTCAACGGCCCCAACGTGATGGCGTGCTTCAGGAACGTGTCACGCGCAATCCGGGTCGCTCCGAAATCCCCTGCGAGCTCCACGATCCCGAACTGAATCTCCTGCAGCTTCCACAACTCCGCGGCACGCTCTAGATTCACCTGGGTTGCCAACATGATCTGCCACCCGGTCAGCGCGTCAGCGTCGTCGGCCAGGTCGATGTAGCTGTTGATTTCGCCGGCAGCGGCGATCAGCACCCGCTCCGCTGCGTCAACCTGCGCGTCAGTCGGAGACCCGATCTTGAGGATGCGGAACAACTCGTCCACCGACGCGTACGCCGTGGTTTCGTCCGGGTCGGTGTTCTGGATCGGCGCCGTCGGGATCGACTCGTCGCCGTTGCCGTCAACGAAGATGATCCGGTACCACAACTCGAGGTCGTCGGATGCTAGTTCGGTTGTGAAGTCACGGGACGCAGGGTCGGACGGGTCCGCGTCGACCGGCGACAGCGGGATCGTTTCGAGCTCCGTCCACACCGTCGTGTCGCTCAACGTCGACGTGTCCGACTCCTCGATCCTGGCGTCCGTCCACGGGGTCGCGTCATACCGCGGGATCGGCGTGAAGTCCTCGAACGAAATGACCTGTGCCATTTAGCTCACGCTCCCGATCTTGTGGCGGGCGATACGGCCGGACCCCATCGCGCCAACCCGTCCGCGGTGCATCACGGCGATCCGTCCGGGCCGGTTAGCCGGGAAGGTCAGCCCGACGATCACACCGTTCGTTGTTGCGCCGAACACGACCGTGCCTGTGCTCCCGGCGAAGTGCTGTGCCGTCCCGACCGTGGTGACGTTGAACACCAGCGTCGCCGCCGAGGACCCGAACGTGTGGCGTGTCCCGACCGTCGTGGACGAGAACGCGATGGTGGCCGCAGACGACCCGAACGTGTCCTTGGTCGCGGACGTCGACGCGGCGAACACCAGCGTGGAGGACGACGACCCGCTGATGTTTCCGGCGGTGTTGCCGTCCGACACCGCGTCGAACACAAGCGTGTTCGTGGACGACCCGAACGCTTCGATCGCCGCCGCAGTCGTCGCGGTGAAAGCGACGGTGCCCGAGCTCGCGCCAAGCGCGATCCGCACACCCGACGTTGTCGCTGAAAACACCAGCGTGTTGGTGGACGAGCCGAACGCCGTCAGCTTCCCCACGGTCGTGGACGAAAAAGCGATCGTGCCGGACGACGCACCGAACCCTGTGCGGGTTCCCGCTGTCGTGGACGAGAACACAAGCGTCGACGACGACGCACCCGCTACCGACCGCGTGCCGTTAGACGTGGCGTCGAATACCAGCGTCGCGGTGGACGCGCCGAGCGCGATCCGAACCGCTGACGTGGTGGAAGAGAACACAAGCGTGTTCGTGCTCGAGCCGAACGTCAGCTTCGTAGCTGCCGTGGTTGAGTCGAACACAAGCGTCGAGGACGAGGAGCCGAAATGGGTGACCGGTCCAGCCGCGACCGTGTCCGGCCGGAGCGGCTTGTAGTACCGGTGGTCTAGCGGCCGGAGCCTGTAGACGCCGCCGTACAACTGTTAGAGCTCCTCCCAACACAGGGTTGACGACAGCGTGATCGAGTCGGTGGGTGCGGCGAGCAGCCGGAACGCGACCGGATCCGCGCCGGCGTCGATCCGGGGGCGAAGCTCCGGGGTCGGCACCCAAATGGGTCCGGCCTGACGGATGTTCCAGCCGATGATCCAAATCAGCGTTCCGCCCGTGCTCGCTGTGCCTTGCCCGTCAACCGCGGTCAGCGCGGCCTGCGAATCGTTGTCCAACGCGACCTCGGTTATGTCAGCTCCGCCGCCGCCGCCCGTCACCCCACGGTAAACGCCGATCCGTAGAACCTCTTCGGCTGCGTCACCGAGGTCGGTTGTCTGCATCATCTCCAGCCAGTGCAGAACAACGGGCCGGTCTGCCCCAGCGGTCATCATCCAGATATCGACCGCCGTGGAAACGGCCTGGGCATCCTGTGTCGCCGTGTACGTGTAACCCATAGCCCGTCTCCTATCTGACAATCATGTGTTGAATGGTCGAGAACACCGGAGCAGAACGCATCCTCGAGAACGCCGCCGCCACATACGCCACGTCGTCCGATGCGGCTGTGCCGCCGATCGCGAAGTCAGCGGTGCCAGGTGTGGTCTGCCTGATCGTTTCGCTGTAGAAGTTCCCGAGGTCGTGGTCATGGACAGTTGTGCAGTTCGCGTTAGGGGCGAACGCTGAACCGTCCGCGCCGCCGCCATACAGCGAACCAACCGCGATAGCCGTCCGCCCTCCGTACTGCAACGTCACAGACGGGTTCGCCTGATCAGCGGACACACTGTCCGAGTCGATCACTTCCACGCCACCGCCGCCGGACGTAAGCGTGATCGCCACGAAATGGAAATCGTCGGTGGTCGCAGACGTCAGGTCAATCGACAACGTTTGGGTCCCAGTCGGAACCGACTTCCCGAGGAACCAAATTTCAGCGGCCCCCGGCTCCGTCGCCGTGTCCGTCGCGCGAACCACACGCGACATGGACACCCCCCCATACGTGACCGTCGATATGTGATCGGTAGACGACGTGCCATGCACCGCCGTCAACACAACCGCCGCAGGCGTCCCCGCAGGCGTGTGATCAAACGTGTACGGGTCAGTAGTGGCTGTCCGCACGCTCTCCGTGGCAGCGTCGAACGCGACCTCCGCGACCGGCGCCTCCCCAATGTTGCCGCCCTCCCAATCATCGAGCGTGTTCGTAGTCCCGAAGTGAGCGAACCCAACACCCAACCCAGCAGCCGACAAAGACGAATCCGTCGTCGAGGGAGTCGCCGTCGGGCTTCCGTTCCGGAACAGCCGCAGCGTGGTGCCTTCGACCTCGAGACGAGAGACGTCGCTGGTCGCGAATGCGTCGCCGTCGCTCGCGATGTTCGAGAATGACCCCGCAACGAACTTCGCGTACCCCGCCCCCGCCTCGTTATGGAAATAGCAATCGAACGTCCCTAGCGACGACACACGGCACGCGGGCCCGGAGTCCCCCGGGGTGCTGGTGAACCGCATCTGCGCGTACTGGTTCGCAGACGCCGCGGCACCCGAGTAGTAATAGAGCTTGTCGCCGCCAGCGGCGCCCACGACCTGGTTGGTGGTCAGGTTCATGTTGTCGCCCGCCACAGCTTCCGCCCACGGAGCGGCGAGCGGTGTCTCGTTCGCGCGGTTGAAATCGTCGGTCGCGCCACCCGAAGCACGCGGTGCCTCCCAGATGAGTTCACCAAGCCAGATTTCCCACCTCGTCCGTCCAGGGAGAATCGCTTTCCAACCGTTCGCCGGCGGGCTGTTCATCAGCGTCGCGATCACGTCACGCAACGACGTGGCCGCAGACACGTTTACTCCCAACCTGTTCTGTAGGAAGTTTTTTTGCTGATTCGACAACCCGTCTAGCTTGTCGTCACCGAGCAGCCGAGCCCGCGCGTCACTGAACGCAGCGGGAACCCATAACAGGCACGCGCTCAGGCCACCGCCGTCCAACCTCGAGGCGTCCGGCCGCAAGTCGATACCTGCCCACCCAGGTTGTTCCGATCCGACCGGTGTGAACGGGTCCCCGATCGTTCCCGCGCCCTGGTATTCGGAGAGGTAGAACGGCATCTAGTGGCAGGGTTCGTTTCTGACCACAGACGTGACCGCATAGTTGGAATCAATCGTGACGATCTGTGCCTCCCACGGATTGATCGTGGAACATGACGTCACATCGATCGGGCCGAACTCCCAACTGTTGTTCACGACTCGCAGCCCGGTCACTGATCCCGGCATACCCAGACGGAACGAGAACCCCTGCCCCATCACCAAGAGACGGTCGACCGTGACGCTGCCGATGTTCCCCTGGCCTCCCGGATACCAGAACGGGGCTGTGCCGCCGCAGCCGGGAACGTTGGGCGTCATGTCGATCGTTGTGTTCCGGACTGTCAGGCCGGCGGCGGTGTACCCCTGGATTCCGTCTCCGTGCCAGTCGCCACACGTCGGTGTCGGCGGCGTGATCTTGGCGTAGCTGTCCTCGATCGTGACCGGCCCGCACACCTGGTTGCTAGCCACGCGGAAACCTTCGTTGCGGTTCTGGATCTTCACCCGACGCGCCGTATAACCGCCATATGAGACGACGCCTTCGCCGTCGTTCGTGGCGGCTCCCGGTGCGCGCGGCAGAATCGACACGTCCTCCACCAGCAGACCGTTGCCGCATGTAGAGCCCACGTGGTTGTTGATCATCCCGCCGAGAATCTCGACCCGGCGGATCACGACGTTCTGACCGGTGACACGGATGTCAGCTCCGTCAGTCAAACGCACGTCCTGGAGCACTTGTCCGTTCTGGCTCAACGTGATGTCGCTCGAGGTCGTGGTCTGCGGCACCCAACCGGCAGGGACACCCGTGGTCGACGGGTTCGGGAACTGACCGGAGGACGGCGGACTCGGTGGAGGCGGCGGAGGCGGGGGAGGCGGGGCCACCGGGTATCCGGCACGACCGTCGCTCAACAGGTCTTCGACCTCGTAGCAACGCGACTCGCACCCAGTCACCTTCGCGAACGTCACCGACGTCCTATTGGGATCCCACGTGTGCGAGACCCGCTGACCGTTCGCGAAGAACACATACCCGACCACCCCGGACTGCTGATCCCAACCGAGCGTGATCCGGCTCGAGGTTTGCGACACCAGCCGCAGCTCGAAGTCCGCGCCCGCCGCAGACACGGTGAGCACAAGAAAGGCCGCTCCCGCGGCCCCAGCGAAGCGGATCCCGGGACGCATCTAGGCGGCGATCACCGTGATGTTGATGTCCAGGTCACCGATCGCGATCGTGAAGTTGTCGTTATCCGCGACAACCCGTGACGACGCGAAGTCGTCCGAGAACAGGAACGTGCCTGCCGTCGAAGCCGACCATGCCGACCAGTGCGATACCGTCTCCGACGCACCGGTCGGCTGCAGGTTCGTCCATTCGACCGCCGCCGAGTTAGTGATCGCGCCGCTCGCAGCGGCCGAGAACGTCACCGACTGACGGGTTGTGTCTCCCATCTGGTTCGACGTGCCTGCCGCGCCCGGGTCGCCCGTGTGCAGCTGAAGAAAGAACCCAGCCGGGTCCGAGTAGGCGACGCTGCGGCAGAGCGCGTCCAGGATGGCGTTTGCCTGTCCTACCGCGATTCCGACTGCCATTTCTGTTCTCCTGGTTTCAGGTGGGGAACCCCGGGAGCCACGACGGGGTTCCCCACGGGGTGAGCTCTTGTTACGAAGCCGTGGTGATCAGCGAGAACGCGCCGTCGTCCACGACTGCTGCCTCGAACGCGCCGACGAGGCCGACCTCGACACCGGCGATCGCCGGTTCCGACACGAACATCCGGACGGGTGCCCCGGCGTTCTCCGCGACAAGCAGCCCGTCGAGGTCACCGACGATGATCTCGCCGGCGTTCAGTCCACGCGACACGACGACCCGGAGCGGGCCGATTGCGCCCTGGCCGACGTCGATGAACTGTGAGAACGCAGCCGACGTCATCCCGAGCAGATACCCGAACCGGTCCGGCGCCATGATGATCGCGTTCGCGATCCTGCCGCTGTTCGCGAATACCTCGCCGTACCCGGCGCCGACCGCCGCGAGGAACGTCGCGAAGTCCGCCGACGTCGCGATCGGGCTCGAGACGTTGTTCAGGAACGCGGACGCAGAGACGACCGTGGCGGCGTCGGTCTCGGTCTTGAGCGCGTAGTCAGCGGCGATCGCCCTGAACCACAGGTCGAACGCCGACGGGGTTGAGAACTCGATCGCCTGCCAAGACAGGTTGCCGCCACCGAGATACGTGGTCGCGGTCTTCGTGACCATCGACACGTCCATCCCGGTGTTCCCGGCCTCGGTCTTCTGTGTGCCCTGGGCGGCAACGACCGGGGTTGCGTCGAGCTGCGGATACGTGACCGTGAGTTGCGTCAGCGTCGTCCGAGTCCCTGCCGCTTCGACCAGCGGCCTGCTGGAGTTCAGCACCTGGAAGATCTGCGCTAGATGCTGCGGCGGGCTGAGGCCGGCGATGTCCGACGTCAGCGTGCTTGCGGGTGCCCGCTCGAACGCCTCGAGCCGCTGCTCTGCCTTCTGAATCTCCGAGGTCGGAACCCCTGCGGCAGAGACCGCGCCTCGGGCATGGATGCTCTTGTGCGTGAGGAGCTGGTCGATCGCGATCTGACCGAGCGACCGGTAGATGACCTCGCCGTCCGGTCCCATGTCCGCGACACCACGCGCCGCGAGCGTTGCACGGCGCATCGCCTCGGACGCCGCGGCGGCGTTCCGGTCGGACGTGACCTGATCCGACCACACCGCGATTTCGCCGTCGTAGTAGGCGAGGTCGGACCGGTACTTAGCGAGCGTCTCGTTTTGCGTTGCGTCCGGTGTCTTCCCGTCGAGTTCCTCGAGCAGTTGGCTCATCTTGCCGTGAACGATTTCCCGCGCGTCTACGCGGTTCTGGAGCGTCCGCTCCGTGGCTGTGTCAGCCATCACCCTTCCTCCGATGAGTGGTTTCCGTCGGTTCGGCGGGTGCCGTCATCGGGGGTGCCGGACTCGTCCGGGGTGCCCTCATCGGGGTGCGCCTTCAGGTAGCGGTCAGGCAAAACGATCCCCTGTGCGCGCAACCGCTCGACACGCTCAGGGTCAATGTCCACCGGCAACAGGTCGGCGTCCAAAGTCTGTTCTTCGTCCTCGTCCGGCGTGCGTACAGCCAGGACGTCAGCACCGAGGTAGGCGCCATGCCGCGCGAACGCGAACCCGATCAGGTTGGCCTTCGCCCGTTGCATCACGCTGCCGGATTTCACGTTCCGTACCGGCACGAACTCAGCTGACACCGAAGGTAGCGCGCCACCGTTCAGAAGCTCCAGCGTCGCGTCACCGCCGGCGGTCTTGTGGATCGTCGACGTCAGGTGGTAACCGTCCGTCTCCTGTCGCAGCGACACGCCATGACCGACGATGTTCGCCGGACCCTTCATGTGTTCGTAGTTCGCGTGAATCCGGTTAGCCGCGTTGGTCTGATGGTCGAAACAGCCGCGCAGGAACTCCTCCTCGTACGGCGCGAAGTCCGGCGGATCAGCGACGGTTGCCACGGTGTCAAACGGCACGATCCGCACATCCACCGTCCTGCCCTCAACCTCGACGGCGGAGACCGCAATAGCCCGCTGCAGTACCTCGGTCATGTCCTGCCACCTCCGATAGCTGTCAACCCACCTGGTTGCTGAGCCGGCGAAGCCTTCGCCACGGTCGGCGGGTCAGAGAGTTGCGGATCGTCCTCGGCCTCAACGGAACCCTCGATAGTGACGTCCGTGGCGTCCTGCTGAACCCACTGACCGGCAGGAAGCATCTGCGCCGACAACGCATCCATGATCCGTTTCGACCGAGTCCGCAGCCGCGTCAGCCACCACGCACGCATCAACGCCTCAGGGTTCTGGTACACCAGCCCGCCGGTCAACGCGATGTTCAACAGGATCGCCGGAACCCCATAAGCAGCGGCGAGCACGCGGGCGTTCCAGTCCTGCGTCTCGAGCAGCGACAGGTCCGCCGGGTTGATCGACAACGGCTCGAACGACCAGCCCTGACCTAGCACCGGAGGCGCCGCACCTCGAGCCGTCGTCCTGGCCACCCACTGCGTCTGCGCCGCCTCAGCCTGCTCAGCCGTCAACCGGTTCTCCGACTTCAGCACCGCCTGCGGAATCCCGCCCGCCGACACGTTCTGCGACTGATCGCCCGCCGCCAACAACGAATACGCCGACTGGGCGAACGCCCTGATCGCGCTCGTCCCGTGCGCCGCGGTCGTCGGGTTCCGGTCAATCTGAACCACCCGCGACGGCTCGAGCTCCCGGTCACCAAGCTTGAACACCTTCCGGCCCGTCTCCGTGTCAAACCGCGGCTCACACTCACTCGACGGGATCACCGTCCACCTGCGCGGATACCCCGACGCATAGAAGTCCGTCACGTACTGCAACGACCAGCCCCACCCGTCAATCTGGTCGTTGATCGCGTACAGCGCGTCACCGATCCCGTTCGGAAACTGGACAGGGTCAGGCGACGACACCCACGCCGGCTCATCCACCCCCGGCGGACCGTGCCACTCGACCCTCATCGCGCTGATCTGCGACGCGTTCAAATCCTGGCACACGTTCGACACCCACACCCGGCTAGCGAGGTCCGCGGTGCCGAACACCGACATGCCCGCGTCCCACTCGTTGTAGATGTTCGGAAGAATCGAGTTCCACAACGACATGCGAGTGCCCTCGAGCGGCTCCGGCGGATCGATGATCGTGACGCGCTCGAGCGCCGCCTCGCCCATCCAACCGGCGCGCAAGAACCTCGGTCGTCTCATCAGAACACCTGCATCGCGTTGCCAACTCCCGTCGACGCACCAAGCGCCAACGTCACCGCCACAAGCGGGCTGATGTTCACCGTCGAATGCTTCCGACCCCACGCCGACGAACCATCACCAATCGGACGCGCCTTCGCACCACGGATCGCATCCCTAAGTTCCTCCGACCCCAAGTGACACACCTCACCCTCCGACACCATGTCGACGAACCGGCCCCACGCCTGACCATGCTCCGTCGCGTTCACAACCTCGATCCGCAACCCCGCGTCCTTTAGCGGCTGCAACAGCGAGCTCGCCGGCCCGGTCGCATCGACAACCCAGCACTCGAACAGCCCCCGCTCGTCCATCTGCACGATCCGATCGACCATCCAGCCGGTGCCCACCCGGTGCTCGTGCACCTCCACCTGGAACACACCCCGGTCGTTCCGGCCCGCGACCGCAATC